ACAGGAAAGGTGCGGAAAGCCTGGGTTTTCTGCAGCACTTAAGGCGTGAAGCACTTAAGGCGGGCTAAACAGGAAAGGTGCGGAAAACCTGGGTTTTCTGCAGCACTTAAGGCGGGCGAAGCACTTAAGGCGGGCTAAACAGGAAAGGTGCGGAAAACCTGGGTTTTCTGCAGCACTTAAGGCGGGCGAAGCACTTAAGGCGGGCTAAACAGGAAAGGTGCGGAAAACCTGGGTTTTCTGCAGCACTTAAGGCGTGCGAAACAGGAAAGGTGAGGAAAGGTGAGGAAAACCTGGGTTTTCCTCAGTGCGTATTTTTTCTATGATGTATTAAGTTTTTATATATAAAATATTAATATGATCCAAAATATTAAAGATAAATTATATAATTTCATATATGATAAAAAAACTCTCGAACAAAAAGATATTATATGCAAAATCTCCTCCCTTGAAGAATGCAACGTCGATACCATACTATCCAAACATTTCATCATTTCGCCTCCCTCTAACGTTACATTGTCTGCCGATATATATCGTGATATCGAATTCTGGGCTAATGTATTCCCAACATTAAATAAACATTGCAATTATGCTGGTGGTGCACACATATTAAAAGGGCTATTATCTGCACCCAATAGCGATCTGAATATATTAGAAAAACGTAAATCAATTATTAAAAATCATGAAGCTACATTAGAAGATACAGATCTAGAGAAACTAAAGAAAATTAAAGAACTAGAAACAACAGCACTATGGAGCTTTCAAGAACTTGATGAAAATATCGATGATTTATATAATATGCTCTTTTTTAAAATGATGTTATTCAAAAAAGGTAATCTTATACCTGAAGCACTCACTGGTTATAATATTTATAGAATTATTGTTAGCCCATTGGTAGGGCTATTATCACCTATTATTTATTTTTTAGTACCCTATATTATTGTTGTCTATAAATTTAAACTAAATCTTAGCTTTATGGATTATTTACGTATTACTCTTAAAACGATGATGAATTCTGATTTCTTATCTTATGGATTCGGTGGTGCTAAATATAAAAGCATACAAGTTGTCAGCTATATATTCAGTTTAGTATTCTATTTTCAAGGCGTATTTAACTCTTTTGAAATATCGAGAACACTATATAAAGTCAGTAAACATCTCAGTGGAAAAATGTCACGGATTGCTGAATTCTTAAATGTAAGTGTAGAACTAGTATCCAAATACTGGAAAGATGATATGAATGAACTATTCGGTATCGGAAATAAACTTAAGGGGCTGACTGATGAAATTGCTTATGTACAAACATTATCCCTGAAAAACTTTAACCTATTAGGCAATTTCGGTAAATTCTTAACCTCCTATAAAACACTCTCCAAAGATATTATACAAAGTCTATTACATAAAATATATGTACTCGATAGCATTACTGCATTAGTTCTATTTAAACGCGAATACTCTTACGGATATACCGAATTTATTAATAGTGTGAATAAACCTATGATGAAACTTAATGGCCTACGACATCCTTGTATTGAACAAGAAAAATGTGTCGCAAATGATATTACTCTAGGCAGCGTTAGCGGTAGCGATAGCAGGAGCGTTAGCGGTGGCGTTAGCGGTGGCGTAAGCGGTGGTCGCCCAAATAACGTTATTATTACAGGTACAAATGCGGGTGGTAAGAGTGTGATGATTAAGGGTATTTTAGTAAATGCGCTTTTGTCACAAACATGTGCAATATCTTGTTGTGATAATGCTGCGATCACACCATTGCGATTTATTAATTCACAGGTAAATGTACCAGATATGATTGGACATGAATCGCTATTTGAGGCAGAAATGCATCGATGTAAGAAAAATCTAGAGGCATTGAAGGTATTAGATGAAGGATTTTCACTCATTGTAATGGATGAAATATTTAGTTCCACAAATCCTATAGAAGCAATCAGTGGTGCATATGCAGTATGTAAGAAAATGTCAGAATGTAAAAATAATTTACTGGTATTTACGACACATTTTAACTATTTAACAAAGCTTAAGAAGACTGGGCGGTTCTTAAATTATAAGATGGAAACAATTGTTAAGGGCGGTGGGTCTGGTGCCGAGCGTAGCGGCGGGGATGCCAATGGCGAGCGTAGCGCAGGAGAGATGGATATCAACTTTACATATAAGTTGGTTCCAGGAGTGAATAAACAATTCTTAGCATTAGAATTGTTGAAGAAAAATGGATTTGATGCAGATATTATAGAGGAAGCATTGGCTATTAAGAATAAGTTTATGAGTTAGCGGCGCTTAGTTTTTATCTGCCGGGTAGTACATTCTTGCATAAGTGGGGTAGTATTTACGATGGTAGTCTAGGAGGTTGAAAGCACCGGAGGTAAGCATAGCGCCGGATTTGATGTGAGGGGATCCACCTTTTGTTGCCCATCGCGTTGCAGCAGTAGGCATTTTAATTAATTTTCGATTCCAAGTTGAGTTTATTCGTTGTAAGTTTAATAATGGAGAAGTTACAAGTACGCTTGAAGCTATAGGCACTTTACTGCCATTTAATAAGTATGGTACTTGTTTTTCAAATGGTACTTGTTTTTCAATTTCAACTATTGTTTTTGCTACATCATCATCAATCGTATTATTATTAATTAATTCTATAATAGATGCTTCTAAATTTTGTTTATTTAATAATTTTAATATTACTTTATACATAAAATAGTAATCAGTCATATATGACTTTGAAGGGTTTAACTTATTAAATTCGATTATTTCTTTTAATTGACTAAAATGTATATTAATCAATGACATATATTTTATTATTAAATTATATTGATAACATGCATCAGATATATCAATTATATCATTTAATTTATTAATTAAAATATGGTTCATTCTGGCTTGAAAAGCTAATTCTTTAAATAATTCTGATTCATTTTGATTTTCTGATTGATTTTCTGATTCATTTTGATTTTCTGATTCATTTTGATTTTCTGATTCATTTTGATTTTCTGATAAAGATAAAAATTGTTTAATAAGATCATCAATCGAATTTATTTCACCATTGCCACCTTTTTGTTTTTGTTTTTGTTTTTTAAAATAACTAAAATGTAAATATGTCCATAAAGTTGAAGTATTATTTTTTATATTATTAAGAATTGAAATAAATGTTGAAGAAGGAACAGTATTAGATGAGATAATAGCTGTAGGAGCAGGAGCTGTCTTTGATATATGACAAACATGTATTCTTAAAATACCATCTCTATTAGAATGATGTATACAAGGTACTTTATTAATATAGCATTGTAAAAAGAATAATAGATCTGATGATAATAAAATTACATTTTTCAATGTTTTTGCTCTAATAATTTGAAATCCATCACCAGACCGTTTAATATTAATAATATCATTTACTGACAAATCTACAAGTGTGTTTACCTTTGATAATGATTCCTTGTTAATAATTTGATGCTTTAGTAAACCTACTGTCTTAAAAATGTTTAAATCATTTAAAAATCCATTTTCATATTCAGTTTCAGTTTTAACAGGTATTGCATTTGTAGGTATTGCACTTGTTGAATATTCAAATAAATATTTTTCATCTTTATTATATATTTTAAAGTTATCCCAATTTATATTATTATTAGTATCTTTAAATATGATCTTATTAATAATTTCTGTTCTTTCATTATCATGTGGAAAATTATCATTATTAATCTTAACATTCGCAGATAAAAAATCAGATGAAAGAGATGAATCCCATTCAGTTGCAATTGTTATTAATATATTTTGAAAACATTTTGTTATTGGATAAAAATTTTTGTCATCAATGCTTATATCTTTACCTTTAATATCTAAAAATTGATTAAATAATTTTTCACAACCGGTAACTTGATCTTTTTTATTTATTCGAAAATAAATCATATTTGGCAATAATGTAGACTCTTTTATTATATTAATATATTCACTATTTTCGAATGCCCATGCTTCTGGATATTCACACTTATTATATAATTTTAAATAGTTTTTAAAAACATACTTAGAATATGAATCTTTTGCTTCACTTGATATTTCAAATTCTTTACCTCGTGTCCAACCATTAATTTGCGGTAGTTTAAAATTATGAGGCATTAATGTAATATTATTATTAAGCGTAATAATATTTGTAGTTGTATTAATATTAATATCGTTAATCTTACAAGAAATAGTTTTTTTTTTTGATGATTTTTCTATTATAGTAAATGTTATTTCATCTAATTTAAATAGACTATTATTTTTTAAATTTAATAATTGATTAATAACATTTATTAATTCTATTCCATATCCATAGTTTGTATCTGAGTAATTAATAATATCTGGAAAACTATTAATTCTATCACTTTTAATTTTAATATTTGATTTTTCACACCACATTGTCATTTGTATTCTGTCAATTTGAGAATCTTCCTTTAATTCCTTGTCTTCTTCTAGTTTTATTTCTTCTGTTTTTTTATCATTATAAAAAAAAACTGTAACAGAAAAATATCTATATAAATCATCTGGATCTATAAATAAATTTTTTTCAATCTTTACTATTTTTCCTAGATAAAATTTAGGTTCATCATCATCATAATATAAGAAATATATCTCTTTATTAATATTAATATCTGTATTACTAAAACTAGCAATATTTGGTCCTTGATCAGTATTTAGTGGTCTTTTTTTACCTTTTTGGTTAGTTGATGGTTGACTTGACGGTTGAATTGGTGGTATAATCATTTCCGAAATTGTAGCTTTATCTTGTTGAGAACTAATATTTGATGTAAGAATAGTAAAGCTTAAATTATTAATTTGATTTAAGCATTCTAAAATTTTTTCTTTAATTTGATTTTTCTTTTTACTATCGTTTTCATCCTTCTTATAAAATCGAGTGTCTTTTATAAAATCGTGAATAGTATCACATCTTGCAAATAAAGCAAATTTATCCAGAAGATTTTCTAAACTAGAGTTAGTTACACTCATAATGTAATTTAATTAAACACATATATTTTTATATAGAATTATTACAATACGTTCAAAACATATTTTATAAAATATCTCAAAACATTAAACATGCTAAAACTTGATAAAAGCATCCATTTTAATATTCTAACTATCTTTGCCATCGTCTTTGTATGCGTATATTTATATTACACCATCAGTGATCTCAAGAAAATCGCTGTTGAAGTTAAAAAACACTCTCAAGATATCACCAACATTATCACAAATCTAGCCACCCTTAATAAAGATATTGCCGATATCAAAAAAAATAATGGTGGAACATGCCAAGTTACTGCACCTGCTGCAAAGAAGACAGCGGGTGCTGTTGTACCCAAAGTAACAGTTACTGCTGTCAAGCCTAGCGCAGATGCCAAAGCCGAAGCCGATGCCAAAGGCGAGCGAAGCGCAGGCGAGCGTAGCAGCGCCGCTGCCGCTTCACTTAAAACTACTGATAATGCTGTCTATGATGACCAAGATCTATTAAATGAAATCGATGCGGCTGACGCAGCTGATGCTGATAGTGTAAATACCATTGAAGTTAAGAAAATGCTGAGTTGTCTCCCAGGAGACGATGATGATGATGACATTGATGAAAGTCCTGTTACTGATGTTCTAGCCGATGATGTTCCTATCCATGAACTAGCTGATGCTCTCGTTGCCGATCTTACGGATACAACAGGTAGCGTTACACCATCACTTAAAGATCTATCCGTAGATGAACTAAAAAAACAAACCCTTGATACTCTCAAAAATTACTGCAAGGAAAATAACCTTAGCACCAGAGGTACCAAAGATGTACTCATTCAACTTATTAAGTCCCAATGAATCACCGTGAATGAATCACACGTGATTTAATCACACATGTGAATATATAGTTTCGCCACCATTTATAACAGCCACAATATATGTCTTATCATAAGACACATCTTTAGAACCACGCTTGCTCGCACGCTCTATCATAGTTTTAATATCCACATCATCATAAACACGAAGAACACACTCATCTAATACATTCTTATCATAGTCTTCATATTTGTCCAAGATGAAATAAACCAATATATCGCGCAATTCACGCTCATCACATGTAAAATATTCAGGGCTTTCAGGCTCAGCCAAAATTACGTGATATACCATTGTTTTTCTTTTAAATATATCTCAGATATATCAAATTTTTCTATTTTTAATTATAGATGGTGGAAATTAAGTGGTAACTGAGGCGGAATGGCGGAATGGCGGAATGGTGGAATGGCGCAATGGCGCAATGGTGGAATGTCAGTGGAAGGTAGGTTGTTTAGCTTTTCACAAAGCCACATCACATAGAAAAATATCAACTTTAAGATCGATATTTTTCTATTTTTTTTGTTTTTTGTTTTTTAAAATATTTATTTTGCTATTAAACTGCAACAAGTGCTGCACCTCTCTCAGACTTCCTGCCGAAGGCGAGCGAGGTGATCTCGATACATTGACTGAGCTTTTGCCATACGCTCATTGCGTGGAAGTTTGTCCTCTTCCAGAGCAATTTTACGCATGAATTCACCCAGAATCATATTGTAAGCTGAAGGCTTGCGAGTGCGCTTTGCCTTGACAGGTGCACCTGGCTCTACGACTGGGGCAGGGACTTTGACAGGAGTGACTGGCTCAACTGGCTCAACTGGCTCAACTGGCTCAGCTGCCTTCTTAGCCCTAGGCTTTCTCGGCTTCTTCTCAGGAACAGCAACTGGCTCAGCGACAACTGGCTCAGCGCTACGCTCTCCTTCATCTTCAACAACAGGCTCAAGCTTGGCTACCTTCTTAGCCCTAGGCTTCCTGGGCTTCTTCTCAGGAGCTGGGGCTTCAACAGGAGCTGGATCGAGCTCAATTTCAGCGACAGGCAAAGGAGCAGCATCAACGGCAGGCACAATATCAGCGGCAATGACTTGGGCAGACTTGCGGGGCATGGTGCTGTAGCGTGTTTGTGGTGTATGACAAACCTCCACACAATAATATCAAATTTTTACAAAAACGGACGGAATTTTAGGAAATTTTTTCGTTAGTTTCCTAGCTGCAGGAACTACATTAGCGTAGAAAAATATCAACTTGTGATTGATAGTTTCTTTTTTGTTTTTGTTTTTTTGTTTTTAAATACTGCGATTTCTAAAATGTGTGCCCTGGTATTTTATCCAGCCAAGTATGTAACGTGACTAGATTCTCTGGATTACAACAATACTTTAAATACTTTGGCTTATAGCCATCAAATTGATGCCGATGCCAAAGGCGAGCGTAACGCGACCTTGTTTTTATAAAACAGAATGCCAATAAGCCTTATATAATAGAGTTGTGATTCTGACATTTTTTATATAAATTATTATAAATAAATATCAAATTTTTATGAAATTTTTTATAAGCCAGGAAATTTTTAACCCTGAGAAATTTTTTCTGTTTAAAATTTTAGATACAAAGACCATACTATGGGGTTGGTATGTGAAAAAAAATAAAGGGCTTGAGACTGAAAAACGCATTTTTTGAAATTTTTTTTGACGTGTTTTTTAATTATTTTTTTTGCGTTTATTTGCCTATTTTCACCAAAATTTAAACAAAGATATTATTTTAAATGAAATAAACGCATTAGTTTAATAAATAGGAATGCGTTGAATTTTGACTATGAAAACCCTGCTATAAAAATAAATGTTTGATACAAATACAACCATTATCATTCTCATATGTTTCCTAATTTTCGGAATTGGAATTTGGTACTATTATCAAAATCAACTACAATACCAATCATCTATAAGAACATATCAGTCTAATAATACTTTAGAAAACCAACAAAACGCTATGGCACCTGTGGCAACACATGTGGCAGCGCCTGTGGCAGCGTCTGTGAACATGGAAACTGCTAATATTGAAAGGCAAATTCATCAAGTTCTAGCCTTTCGTGATCCCCCTGAAATCGCTAAACTAAAAGAGCTTGAAAAAGACTTTGAACAAGACCCCACTCGATGGGATATTCTTATCGCTGTAGGTGATATATATCGCAAAGGTGCATTCCCTAGATTCTTACCTAATGAAGAACTTGCTCTCAAATGCTATAAGATATCATCCTCTTGCCCTGATGGGCAAATTGCAGGTATAGGACAAAGTAAATATGTTGAAGCTAGAGATGACCCTATTCTTAGTGGTGATCGTGCAGGTGAACCATTGCCCACTGATATAGGACTTCGAATATGTGCTACCGCTGAATCAGCTATTCAAACAACTCCATGGCATCTCTTCGAAAAACCCACCATTATGAAACAACCGGATACAGTATATGATTTTGTAGGCGTAGGAGCTGATGGTGGATTTGGTGGGTTAGGTGGCTTCGGTGGTGATGATGATTTTTGGGCTACCGTTGCAACTGCGGCTAATACTAATGTAAGAAACGTTGATAATACTATACCAGAATATAGGTTTGATGGACAGAATGTACATGATCATGGGGTTGCTAAAGTAACTCAATTCAATATTGATAAACTTAAAGATAATATTGATATTAATCGTTTAAATAATTCTAATAAAATTGCTAATATTAAAAATAAAATATTAAGTTCCACAACTCTTGATAGTACAACTAAGGAAGATGCCCTACATGTCATTGATAACTTAAATGATATTAAACATAGCACATTCGATGTCACAGAAAAACAAACATTAGCTATGGTACTAGATAAAATAGATAATCAACCTGATGAATTACGCGAAAATCTTACAGAAACATTAGCTAAACAATTAGCTAGTAGTATCGAAAATGGACATATTGTATGCTCTTCCGGTAAAATTAGTCGCATTATGAGTACATTAGATGGAGTTAGTAATGAATCCGTTAGACCTATGTGGGCTGTTCGTGAAGAATTAAGTGGGTTGGCTGTTAAAATAAGAGATGATGTAACTCGTGAATTTGGTGATACGCCAGAGGCTGGACGACGCATTCAAGAGAAATTTGAAAAAGAAGTAAAAGACCAATATGTAAATAAATTAGGTATGAGTGAAAAGATTATTAATCCTATGATTGAAGAATATAAACTTGGGTTTTAAATTTTTAGGCTGATGATAACTTTAAATATGGTTTTTTATATTTTATCGCTTCAATATTTACATTCTCTTTAAAGAATTTCGCTTCTTTTATTGCTTCTTTAATATCATCTGTGTTCATATCATCATAAAACTTATTTCTATCCGGACTTCTAGATCTAGAACTAGCGCTAGCGCCACCACCATTTTTAAATTTTGAGTAAATTTTTAATGGATATATTGCATCTTTGATATTATATGATTTATAATTATCATTTAATACAGTTTCTAGTTCTAATATTTTAGGTTTAGCCGTGGCTTCATATAAATCTAATTTACTCTTTATTGGATCAAATATAACTATTTCTTCATGTGAATAATTATCCGTATGAAATGGACTCCATAATTTAGGTGCAATAAATCCATCATAAATACCACTAAATAATTCTTTTAAAATTAACATCACTTTTCCATCGATTGTAGTTTCTGCGATGCGGACACCTTCTGGTTCTAATGGATTTAATATATCAGTCGGGAATATTTGTTTCATTTTCTGTATTTTAGATTTAATATCGTTTAGTACGGCTTTATCAATTACTAAATTTGTTACGTCTTTAACATATTCTTCCAATAACTTTACTTGACCAACATATGAACATAATCCAAATGCAATTGTTAAATAACGTATTGATTGTAAAATACTACCATCATTTGATACTCTAGATAATATTACCATTCTTAATATATTTTTTAATTTTCTTATATCTATAAGTTTAAGTGGTTTATTTGCTGTTATTTTATAAACATCACCATATTGTTCTGCAATATATTCTGGACCTAAATAAATAGGATTATTTCTAATAATATCTAATTTAGTTTTAGACTCAATACCACGATATAAAACAATATCTTCTGGAAATATAATATCTTGATCTATGTAATTAAATTTATGAAATTTATATGTAGTCATTTTATTTAAAGTATATAAAAGAATCTTATATACAAACTATAAATGTGGATACTTATTGCAAGTATTAGTGCTATTATTATTATATCTGGCTTTCTTGGAGCATATATACAATATTTATATACATTATTTGCTAAGCCTAAGCCCATTGATTATCTTAAAAATGCATTGTTATCATATCTACTTATGAAATGTGCAAAGATTGAATCTGGACCTGGATTTAATATGAATTATAAAGAAAGTGATGGAACTATGTTACCAGCATTTTCTGGATGTAGTATTGAGAATGCATGTTTTACATATATTCAAACTACCTATGATCTAGTATTTGGGCCTTTTCCATCCAGTGTTATGAATAATAAACAGGATTTGATTGCTAAATATATAAAACAAAATCTTAATACAGAAACAGATATTGTTGATATTTTTTCAAAGTTTATTGATTTAACAACTTGCGATCTGTCGCAAGATGAAACACAAAAATAAGAATAATTATTTATATATAAAGAAATTATATATCAGAATATATAAGAATGTTTTTTAATTTATTATTTTGGTTGAATGTTATTTTAGGGTTAAATGCTACCACTACAGTTAATATTGAAGATACATTAACGCGGATTAACAATCTTCGAACAATACATAGTGCTCCACCTGTACAATGGGATACTGGTTTAGAAAATACTGCATTAGATTGGGCTATTAATTTAAATACGACGAATATATTCCAACATAGTAGTTATCCATATGGTGAAAATTTAGCTTATTTTAGAGGTGTTAAAAATGCTACCTATGCTATGCAGAGATCTATAACTGCATGGTATGCAGAGAATGCTGTTTATGATTATAAGGTTGGTGGATTTACAGCTGGGCATTTTACACAACTTGTATGGGTAAATACAAAATATATTGGAGCTGCGTTTGTAAATGGATATGTCGTTATGGAATTTAATCCACCCGGTAATTATGCGGGGACTGCAAACTATGTTAAAAATGTTTTGCCTCCTATAGTTTTACCACCTCCTGTGCCAGTTATTAAATCGCCTCCGCAAACTCCTTTACTACCGTCACCACTACCGTCACCACTACCGTCACCACTACCATCACCACTACCGTCGCCACTACCATCACCACTACCGTCGCCACTACCTTTACAGATGCCTTCACCACTACCATCACCACTACCGTCGCCACTACCTTTACAGATGCCTTCACCATTGCAGTTACTTCCGCCATTTGTAATTATATCGCCACAGCCACCAACCGTTGCTATTATGTCTCCTCCTCCACAATTTCCGAATGTAATCAATGACGTAGTTCCAATTGGACTTCTGTCGCCTCCTCCGCCAAAATCTTCAGAGGAACAGAATGTATCTATGTCCTATGTACTTCTTGGAACTTGTTTATTTCTAAGTGTAATTTACGTAATAGTTTGAAAAAATTGATAGACATATAAAGAATTTATATATAAAGACACGTGGAGTTGCAGAAATGATTAGAACTCATAAGAAATGTACTGGGTTTATTAATGGTTTGGTTTGTCCTTATTCTGCATGTAATGGAACGACCTGTAAAATTCATAATACAAATAAAATGGTTAACTATAAGCCAATTCAAAAAGAAATTAAAGAACAACAAAAGTATACATGGATTGAGAATGGCTTTACAATCTGTCATATTTGTGCGGAATCTGTTCGCACTAGTTTAATTGGTACGTTTGAATGCAATCGGCATAATTATTGTCCAATCTGTATTGATGATGCATCAAATTATGATACATGTCCGATTTGTTTGAGTTTGGATGATTGTATGTTTGAGGCTGCTGAAAAAGCTTTACATGCGGCTGTGAATTAAAATAGAATATAAATAATAAATATATGTCATGCAAAAATATATAATAAAACATGTGGCTCTTATAAATATCTCTGATATATTGAGAATTCAAGAGCAGTGTTATGAATCAGACTTGTGCGAATCATATGAAGTTTTTGAGTCGGTGATTTCAAATTCAGCGAATCTAAGTTTTATTATTTCTAATGTGGAAACCGACCACGTATGTGGTTATTTAATTGCACATCTATGGGATTGTCTAGAACAACCACCTAGACTTCATTCCTATTTAGAGAAAGAGTTGGGTAAACCAACATGTTGTTTTATTCATGATCTAGCAATTGAACCTGCTTATCAATGCCGCGGGTTAGCTAAGCAACTGATTGATAATTTGGAGAATTATATTAAACCTATGAAATTACCTATAACACTTGTGGCAGTAAATGGTGCTGATAAATACTGGAGCAAACGCGGATTTCGTGAGTGTGAAAGCGCAGATATACTAGAAAGTTTTAAAACCAATTCTGCTATTTTTATGATTAAATCTAACGTTTAGTACTAAAAATTTGATTTATAGTTTTATTTTTATATGCATTATAAAATCCATCATGGATGGACTTATATTTCATAATATCGCCAGGTTTGCAGATATAAAAACGTGGCAAAGCCGAGCGCTAGCGCAAATACGTATGATAAAAGCGATACGTGAATTGTCATTCGCTAGCTCTCGGCTTTGCAACGCTGGCGCTAAACGTTGCTATTATATCTCTCCTAATGTACAAAAAATCAGATTACCTATTAAATTTACGATGGATAATAGATATAATGTCTATTTTTTTGAAAATAATATTAAATTTACAATATATGTAAAATATTGGCAATATCATCTACAACCAATAACAATGAGTTCACGCATATATGCAGAATATATTAAAAATGCTGGTATGAATATTATAGTTGATAATGATGCCAAAGGCGAGCGAAGCGCCGAAGAAGTTTGCCTTAAATATGATAGTTCTTGTAATGTTCTCCGTACAAAATATAATGTCATTGTCGGTATTGGAGAAAAAATTTGATATATTTAAAATAAAAAATAACATATAGTTATGAAATGTTGGATTTAGAAGATACAGCTACTTCACGTCTTGCGTTAGCTACATTAAATGCATATGAGCTTTTAGAATTATTCAAATCTGTCGAGTCTAATAAAGATTCTAAACTTCAGCAAGTATATAAGACAATTCAAAATTTTGATGAATTTTTGATTAAAAGTCCTTATATATTAAACTCAGAAATAGGTGCAACCTATAAAGCAAATTTGGATACAATTAAAGCTGAAATTGAAAAGAATTATAATGTTATATTTTAGATTTTGTGTTCTTTTTTTCTTATGAATTATATATACTTATAATGCAAAATATAGTTATATGTGGCGGAACATCCGGGTTTGGTAAAGCTATGGCTTATGAATTCGCTAAGAGAGATAATAATGTGATTGTAGCTGGTCGTAGCTCTTCTAAATTAAGAGATGTACGAAAAATACCACCCTTAAATAGTATAGAAAGTGTTGAAAATAGAATTACTACATTTCAATGTGATGTACGAAATTATAAACACATTAATCGATTAGCGGATTATGCGAATTATGTATTTGATGATAAAATAGATCATTGGATAAACTCAGCTGCATTATGCGAGGGTCCTATTTTATTTGATAAACTTAGTCTAGGTGAAATTGATGATATTATTTCCACAAATTTAATGGGTACTATTTATGGATGTAAAATAGCACTCGATAATAATGCTAAAAATATATATAATATTAGTGGTCATGGTAGCCAAGGTGGTAAGACTGTAGGATTTCCAATTTATGGCTTATGTAAAAGTGGTATACAACAATTTACAAATACGATTGCAGGTGAACATAAAAATATACACACAATTGCACCAGGGCTCATGAAAACTAAACTCACAGAAAAATTATTTGAAGATACAAAATTTGTTGAATTATTTGCACAAACACCTGAGAGAGTTGCTAAGGCTATCGTGCCGAAAATATTGAAAATATCAGGCGATAATCAACTTATTATGTTTTGATTGTTTATGGTACAAGTGCTAAATAATTATTATCTTGTAATATTTTACATATTTTTTTATCTAGAGTAGACCAATTTTTATTTGATGTTTCAAATATAAAATCTATATAATTACTATCAGAAGATACTGCAAATGTCATTACTGTCCAATTCGTATCTTTTTTAATACATATAATCTTAAAATCAGTAATATTATTGATTATAAATAATTTTTCTAATAATGGTGATATATCCGGCTTACGTTTGTTAGATACTTTAACATGTTTAGTTTTTTCAATAGTTTTATTTAGAGATGGTCCAGATCCAATTTGATTATTTGTGTATTTTTTATATGCTCTTATAATATCAAGTATATCATTTTTATATATATGATGTTTTTTAAAAACATCTGTATTGTAACTATTAAGTGGTAATATTGTACCATCAATCAATGTACTTTTTGGTATATGAGACACATTACCAATATTAATATTTAATCGAGTAGGTGTATATTTTGTTTCATGTATGTTATCTTTCATAAATGTAAAATGATCTGCACATAAGACATTATCCTTTATTATTGGATATATTGCATATATAGATTTTTTATCTATAGCACAATATAGTCCATTCGGATATTTATTTGTGTTATCATTTTTAATAAATTTAAATTCAGCTACATCTGTTAATTGGTTTTTATTAAAAAAACCTAGATAATACGTTGAATCTGTCTCTTTTTTCTTCATCTGTTTCTTTGATAATTTCTCATATTTAGAACTCTGATTTATTATATAAATAGCCATCTGTTTATTTTCTTCAAATAAATCGATTCTATCTAGGTTATCTATATACCATTCATAAAACTCAGAAAAATTATATTCGAAAGTAGACATTTTATATTATTATTTATTTTAATTTTATATAAGTTTAATTCATTTTTCATATATAAAGATGGATTTTATACCATCCGTAAATAATATGCCATATTTAATACTATCCGTAGTTATCTGTTACTTTCTATGGTTTTTTTATCAATACTTGCTATTACGGGCTTTGTGAGTTTGACGAGTTGGACATATATGTCTATATTTTTGAGCTTACCAATTGTGTATTTTAGTAGTGTACTAATATATATTGGTTATTAGAAATGTTGATTTTTTGTTCGTAATATATGTCTTTCTCCACCACCAGTAAATGGTTTTGTCTTTTTAATTGATACTATTTCTGTGGAATATTCATTAATTTCTCTTTGTGGAATATACCATTCACTATAAACAAATTTAATACCACTTACTCTTTCTATAGCTGTTTTAATATCTATATCTTCATGATGGGTTCGTGTGTACGTGAAAAATTCACACGGTTTTGTATTAAAAAATTCATACCATGTATGATATTTGTCTTTTTCTTCTGGCTTAGTGAAATCTGGACCAAACTCACGTGGAAATATATTTGGCTTTGGCTTTAAAGCTAATAAATCCTTAAATTTTTTTAATTTCTCACGCATAGTTTTATCTACCATTTTTGCACCAAAGTATTTTTCATACCATGTTTGACCATTATTAACTAAATAAAAATATGATAAATATAGATTACGATCTTTGCATACAATAGCTGATACATCATTAAATAGTACACGTTTTATACTAGGAAAGGAATTTAAGCATACTTTTAAAATAGACTGTATCATGTCGCGTGTTCCTTCTTTACGTTGTAAAAGCTGATCCACTGAGCATCTTGCATCATATTGTAGGCTATCAAGTTTTATAATATTAGGTTTTGTTTTATTATATGTAAGTTCCATACATGGCCCTTCTCTATTTAATACATCTCCATATTTAATTGTGTATATATTATCAAAATAAATAACATCCATGATAAAAGAATATTTAGTTGTTGTAACTTTAAAAGAGCCTTCTTTCATTCTTGCTTGTTTAATATTCAGATATATTTTTGCTTTTTGTATGGAATTTCCTAATATGCTAGGATTTTAGTTGTGTGTTTTTTTGTATGAAATAAATTTTGGTTGTATTTTTTGTATGGAATATGTACGATTTGTGGCGAAGCCTTATGCATAGCAAAGCAAGCGAATGTTTTGGGTCTACATAATTTTATTACTATTATTCACTTTTAAGAGCATAAGCCAGTCTAAGACTTTTGAGTAATATAAGACCATAAATCCAGATTTTAGTTGTGTTTTTTTTTGTATGAAATGTGTACTTTATGTACGATTTGTGGCGAAGCGAGCGCAAGCGAATGTTTTGGGTCTACATAATTTTATTACTAATATTCACTTTTAAGAGCATAAGCCAGTATAAGGCTTTTGAGTCAGATAAGACCATAAATCCAGATTTTAGTTGTGTTTTTTTTTGTATGAAATGTGTACTTTATGTACGAAATGTATGTTTTGGGTCTACATAATTTTATTACTATTATTCACTTTTAAGAGCATAAGCCAGTCTAAGACTTTTGAGTAATATAAGACCATAAATCCAGATTTTAGTTGTGTTTTTTTTGTATGAAATGTGTACTTTATGTACGATTTGTGGCGAAGCCGAGCGCAAGCGAATGTTTTGGGTCTACATATTATTTTGGTTTAATCAAAGACGAAGACTATAATATAGTATAGAAATATAAAAATATATTGTGTACTTTTTCAAAAATGTGTGTACTATTGTGTACGATTTGTATGTTTTGGGTCTACATTTTATTTTTGTTTTATAATAAAAGAAGACTACGAATCAGTGTAATATAATAAAAATATATTGTGTATTTTTTCAAACCGTGTGTGTACTATTTTGTACGAAATGTATGAAATCTGTATTTTATAAAATCCTATACTAATTTCAATAATAAAAAGAAGAATTCTTAAAATCTCTAATCGTATGTGTCTTATTTTGTGTACTATTGTGTACTTTTTGTATAATATGCTCTTTTAAGAAAAACACTAATTAAAGAAACTAAGATCTATTATATCATTATAATCTAAATATATTATTTTAATAAATTTAAAAACATTAATCAAAAAATGTAAAAAAGTGTATAAAAAGTCTACAGGTTTTAAAAAAAAAGCTGTAGACTTTTTGAAATTAAGCATTTTTATAAATTTTTTACCAAAATTTAAAGACCATAAAAATTTAAGAGTTGTTTAAATACAATACCTATTTATCCATTATTAAAACATCAAAATATTTGATCCATATGTGTACTATTTGTGTACTATTTGTATGATTTAGAGTTTTCTTTATTTTTAATATAGAAAAAGAGAAGAACCACTGTAAAGCGAATAATCTATATTATTTACTGTGTACTATTTAAATCATATGTGTACTATTTGTATGTTATTTGTATAATTTGGAGTTGTGTGTTTATTTGTGGATGTTAATATTTTCAAGATGTATATATTATAAATAAATTATTTTATGGTGTGTACTTTTTCAAACCATGTGTGTACTATTTGTGTATTATTTGTATAGTATGTGTATTTTTTGTGTACTATTTGTATCAAATTTGTATGAAATCGTTTTGTGTACTATTTGTATTAAATTTGTATGAAATCGTTTGTGTACTATTTGTATCAAATTTGTATGAAAACGTTTGTGTACTATTTGTATTAAATTTGTATGAAATCGTTTTGTGTATCAAATTTGTATGAAATCGTTTTGTGTATCAAATTTGTATGAAATCGTTTTGTGTACTATTTGTATTAAATTTGTATGAAAACGTTTGTGTACTATTTGTATTAAATTTGTATGAAATCGTTTGTGTACTATTTGTATCAAATTTGTATGAAAACGTTTGTGTACTATTTGTATCAAATTTGTATGAAATCGTTTTGTGTACTATTTGTATTAAATTTGTATGAAATCGTTTGTGTACTATTTGTATCAAATTTGTATGAAATCGTTTTGTGTACTATTTGTATTAAATTTGTATGAAATCATTTTGTGTACTATTTGTATTAAATTTGTATGAAATCGTTTTGTGTACTATTTGTATGAAATCATTTTTTGTATCAAATTTGTATGAAATCGTTTTGTGTACTATTTGTATCAAATTTGTATGAAATCGTTTTGTATCAAATTTGTAGTAAATCTGAAGAAAATTTGAATATTAAATAAATACTGAAGCTAGAACATTTTAAAATGCTTTTTGAAATACATGGATGGTTTTATGCGAGACATGATCACTATAGATATTTATATCCAAAACTACAGGATTTACCTGCTGATGCTAGCAATGATGATATCCGTGAAGCTAAAATATTACAGTATAAGAATCGTTGGATGCTTGTATCTATTACCGTGAAAAAACGTATACTCGATAAAAAGCCAAATATGATCGATTTATTAGCAGAAGAACTTATCAAATATGGTATTGAAAATTGCACTGTAAGGTCACTTAAACAGCGAGTTGAGTTTGGTGTTAAATCAGTTAAAATACCCGATACAAATATAGATAATGGCCCATATTTTATTGAATATATGGATAATTTAAAAAAACATTTATTAGATTGTATCAACGAAAAATGGAACAAAATAATCGTATTTGAAAAAGACACATTACAAGCGTTACTTATGCAAAAATTAAAGAATATTGATTTTCGTGTTAAAGCTGCACTTTATCATTCGCAAGAGCATGGTGTAGAAGAAACATTGGATATTATTGACTTAATGGATCGAGACTGGGCATTGAGATATTAAGAGAATAAAAAATTTGTATTTTTTATGTATTATGAAAAAAAATTTGAATATTATATTTTGCGAAAATTTATAGTTAATTATACATGGATAGTAAATATTCGTGTGTAAGATGTGGATATGAAACGGAGAACAAATATTCTATGAATACTCATTTATATAAGAAGAAAAAGCCTTGTCCAACCGCTGTTAACAATATTGAACTTACGGATGAAATTAAAAAATATATTTTGGAGAATCGAATTTATAAAATCCCAGAAATTACACCAGAAGTTAAACCAGAAGTTAAGCCTGAAGTTACACCTGAAGTTAAACCTGTGAAAGTTAAGGAAGTTAAACCAGAAGTTAAGACAGAAGTCAACCGGACGATAGAAATTAATTATGACGAATTATATATGAAACTTATGATGTTATTGAAGCTTGTTATAAAATGTTTAAAAGATGCTGTATTTGATCCATATGAAATGTATCTAATCCATTTTATGGATAGTGAGAATTTTGATCAAAAATTAAGAGATTATTATAAATTTATTGCTACATTCGGCTTTAATCCAATTGTTAAAAATAAATCTGATAATTTTATTCAATACTATAGATTTTACAGAGATAAGGAACACTTAGATTTAGCAGAAAAGACATTTAATTTATCCGAGAAATATATGAAGTTATATACATCTGAAAAGACTAAGCTTATTAAAACAGAGAAAGAATTATTGACTAAAAAAATGATGGAACTTGTCTTTATAAAAAAAGATACTGAAAGTTATGAACAGATTGGCAAGTTATTTAATATGGACGAGGAATTTATTAAAATTAATGCGTAAATTTTTTTATATGTATGTATATTCTGTAAAAATTTGATTGTGAAACTAAGTGAAAATAAAATATTAAATATATGAGTAATAAAGACTTGTATCAACTTATTGTTGAAAAATATATGAATGATAAGACAGATGTTCACATTGAAATTACAAAGTTATGTGACTATAAATATGCTATTGATCAAATAATTGCTTATAATGAAGCAGATCCAAGAAAAGAATCACATATATATTTATTTGACGATAAAAATAAAAAACAATTACTTAGTGCTGCAGAATATATAAAGGTCTTTACATTTAACGTAACTCGCGAGAAAGTTGAAATTATTGAATACGAAACTAATGAAATTAAGTTTACACATATTGTCTGAGTTTTTTTATGCTTCAAAATTGCCGAATTCTATTTGACTTTATAGCTTCTCAAAAAACTTAAACCTTTTATGAAATTTTTTAGTAGGGGGGGGGTCAACGAGTATAAAAAGCTGTTTTAGATGTTTTATAAAATTTATATACCTTATTCAGTATTATAATATTTCATATTAGTTTTTATAGTAGTTATAAATATTGATATTTCCTGCAATTTTATGCAATTTCTTGATATTTCCTGCAATTTTCTGATATTAATAAAAAATCTATTACTTTAGTAATTTGTTTTATGAAAAGTATGTACTATTATGAGTAAAAATTTGAATATGAAATTTGATTAAATATTAATACTATATGATTAACAAATATTTATGTCCACGATGTGGATATGAAACTGATCATAAACCATCGATGTATAATCATTTATATAGGAAGAAAAAGACTTGTCCAATAACAATTAATAATATTGAATTGACTGATGAAATTAAACAATATATTTTGGATAATCGAGTTTATAATGTGGAAAAATTAAATAAATCTGTGAAAAAAAATATATATGAAGAATTGGCAGATATTCGTATTGAAAATGCTATTTTAAAAAATAAGAAAAACGAAGACTTTTATCAATCTATTGTTGAAAAATATCTGAATGGAAAGCATTCTCGAAATATACATGGTATTACAGATGTTACAAATGATTATGTTCACGCTGAAATTAAAACCTTATGTGACTATAAAAACGCGGTAGGTCAACTATTTGCGTATAATAAAGTCGATCCGAGAAAAGAATTACATATATATTTATTTGACGATAAAAATAAAAAACAGTCACTTATTGCTGCAGAATATTTAAAATCTTTAGATATAAAGGTCTTTACATTTAACGTAACTCGCGAGAAAGTTGAAATTATTGAATATGAAACGAATGAAATTAAGTTTACACATATTGTCTAAGTTTTTTTATGATTCAAAAATTGCTGATTTTCTATTTGACTTTATAGCTTCTCAAAAAACTTAACCCTTTTATGAAATTTTTTAGTAGGGGGGGTCAACGAGTATAAAAAGCTGTTTTAGATGTTTTATAAAATTTATATACCTTATTCAGTATTATAATATTTCATATTAGTTTTTATAGTAGTTATAAATATTGATATTTTATGCAATTTCCTGTAATTTATTGATATTTCCTGCAATTTTCTGAAGAAAGTCATATAAGGAAATGTTAATATAATTATTTAGTAAAAAATGAAGCAGCCATATACATGTATATGTTGTGGTTATGAAACAATATATAAAACAGCTATGAATACTCATCTTTATACTAAAAAAAAACCATGTCCTAAAATCATAAACGATATTGAGCTTACAGATGAAATAAAACAATATATTTTGGATAATCGAATTTATAAAATTCCTGTAGTACCAACAACTTCTCAGGTTACAAACAATATAAACTATTCAAACAATACAAACAATATCATAAACAGCAATAATACAGTCTATAATTTCATAGCAAATATGGATACTATTGAGAAAATTACTAAATATACAGAACATACAAAAATTGATATTATTGATTTCACTCAAAATGTAGAAGATAAGTTTAGCAGTAAAGCTAAACGTCTGGAAAATAATAATTTTAAATATGGATTTAAACTAGAAAATAGTGATTTTTTGGATATTATAAATGAAATCAGTTATATATGTAATGGAAAACAAATAGAAGAATTAAATATTCTGTATGATATAAAATTAAATCGATTTAAATTATTCGAAGACGGTGATTGGGAGGAAATGTTAGTGGAAAAAGGAATCAAGAAAATTATTATTATACTTCAAAGTGCTTTATTTGATGCTTATGAATTTTATTTAATTCGAAATATAAACTCGGATAAGTCTTATCAGAAAAAACAAGAATTAAAGGAATTATTACAAGAATATTATAAATTTATTGGATACTTTGACGTAAATCCAGCAGTTAAAGATAAATCAGATGGTTATATTTTAGAAGACGAAGATAATGATATTTATGAATTATCCGATAAATATTGGAATTTATATATCTCTGAAGACAAAAATATAAATAAAACCAATACGAAATCAATAAAAAAAGAAGTTATTGATATCATTAAGCGCAATACAATAAGAAATATAGATGAAATGAATAAAAAAGTTGTAGAATTATTTCAAGTAGATGAAATTTTCAAACAAAAAATATTATCCAAAACTTAATTTAGATATATGTATTATGAGTAAAAATTTGAATATAAATTATATATATGATAATCAACGATTCATGAACATGAGTAAAAAGAAAGCGAGTTATACAATGAATATGGTTGATAGTATAGAACTTCCAGACTATGCCAAAAAATATATGTTGGATAATAATATTTATGAAGTCAATGGCAAATATGTATCTGCAAAACAAAATATATATGAAGAAGTCGAAGATCTTCGGTCTAAAAATGAAAATCTTCTTATTGAAATTGCTCTTCTTAAAAATAAGAAAAATGAGAAATTTTTTCAAGCTATCGTTGAAAAATATTTGAAAGGAAAACATTCGAGAAATATTCATGGAATTACAGATGTTACAAATGAAAACGTTCATGCTGAAATTAAAACAATATGTGATTATAAAACTGCTATTGGTCAATTATTAACATATGATTCAGCAGATCCCAAAAAAGAATTACATATATATTTATTTAACGATGAAAATAAGGAACAATTGGATAATGTATCAGTTTGTCTGAAATCTTTAAAAAATCGATATTCTATAAATATACAATTGTTCAAGTTTAATGTTACTGATGATAAAGTTGAAATTATCGAATATGATACTAATGAAATCAAATTTACACATATATTTTAACGATTATTCTCGAGTATACTTTTAACAGATTTAATCAATTCACGAAAATATTTTTTATTTTTATCACCTGTTCGTATATCTGTAATATATTTAAATTTAGCATACTTATATTTATTTTGATCTAATTCTCTCATATTTATTGCCAAACGACTGTTAATATAATGATTATATATTAAATCCGCACTATATATAATCATTATTGGTATAATTTCATGAAATGATTTAATTGTCCATTTACCATCTATATAAATTTTTACTTGTTCTTTTTTTGAACTTGATAATAGTACTGTTCTATTCTCTGTTTTAGTTGGATCAAAATATATTCTTTCCACAATAGATGGAATTCCAGTTGATAATGTTATTAAACAATTATTTAGAAATTCATCATTTATATGAGATGTGTCTTCTTCTCCAAAGTTATTCAAATTTATATTTATATTCGCATTTTGAAATTGTAATAACTGATTTTCAAGTTCATTTATACGTTCTTCGGTTTCCTTTACACGTTCTTCTGTTTCCTTTACACGTTCTTCTGTTTCCTGTAATTTCATAAATAACTCATATGCTCTGCAAGTTGTCTTATGTGAGCTAATAATTTGAATTGTATTGAATTTTTGAAGACATCCACAGCATTTATATTCACAAATATTTGGAATAGATTGGTTTAAAGTATTCAAAATTTCTTCAGGTGTTTTTTGACAATTCTTTTTATCTTTACATGTATATTTCTTACTTAGATGTGCTTTATAATTAGAAATTTTATCAGTTACATGATTGCAACGTGGACACCTATATACTGTCATTCTATATAATTTATTTTCTAAGATAGATAGAAAACATATTCAAATTTTTATAAAAATACAATATATTATCCAAAACTTAATTTAGACACTTATTTATTTTAAAAACATTTAAAACAATTTAAAAACAAAAAACGCAAAACAAATAAAATAATATGTTCCCATATATTAAATGTATGATCCGACGCTTTCTCTTATTTCGCAATATTTAGATGGGATTTATTCGATTAAAGACTCATCAGATTCTGTTTTTACAGATGCTTTAGCTATAACAGCACCCAATTCGCAAACTGTACATAAGATGTTATTATCTTATTTAGTTACTAAACCAATCGTTCATAATGTACTTGTATTTGATAATGAACTCTTATTATCTCGTCCATTGGAAAATGTAGCAGATAATGAGATCAAAACGTTTTTAGATACATTTCCACCTATCTGGGATATATTGATTATTTCACCATATACTGGAACAGATTTAGAAGATGTACCTGAATATAATATTATCAAAAAAGCAACAACTATGACCACATTTCATGATGGAGAATACGTATATATCGCATCTAAACAACTTATGTGGAAAATATATGACACATCAGCAGTTCTCAATACATATGTATATACACGCCCATTCCTATCATCATCTATTAAATCAACGAATCCAATTACCGATAAATATTTAATCGCAGAAGTCATGGGTATTATAACAGCATCTGCTAATCCACCTAAATTATCTTATGAATGGCGTGAGATAAATTTATCTCAATAGTGTATATATATATATCTATCTACGTTTTTTAATTTTTCTTAAATAATTATATAAATGTCAAAATGCCTAAGGTGTCCAAAGTGTAATGCAAAAATAACACTTATTAATTTTTTATGCCAGGGTTGTAATGAACAATTTTGTATTAAATGTAGATTACCAGAAGATCATAAATGTACTCAAATAGATGAATCTAAAAAGAATTATACAATATCATTATCCAATAAATTATATAATGAAAGCACAAAAGATACACACCGATTAACGACAAACATATAAAAATTTGATATAACATATAAATATATATATAAATATACATATATATAATCCCAACATATTATGTTGGGTAATCATGTATATCTTTTACGATCAAATAAGGGATATTTAAGTTTTCAGAAAGATACCAATCGATATATAATTGGATTCGCCAATTATAAATTAGCTAAACAGATGTCCTCATTTTCGCTCTTTAAATATAATAGTGATAGTTGCGAGAATAAACCCGAGTGTACGAATAATATGATACTATGTAATATGCGCGCATCGCGTCGCTCTGCTCATGCTACTAGCCGACTCCATAAAATTAGTATGGATGATTTTATGATGATGCCGATTAATAAAAATATCGGAATAGGACTAGGATTTGAAATTATTGAAGAAAAGCGCGCAGCTATATGTATATCAGCTCTTATTATCGATCCTATATATGATATTGAAAATTATCGTAAAAATATAGTTATATAATATCTTAATCCTTTGTTTTCTTTTTTCTATCTATCTTCGTTAAGCATTAAAAATTTGAAGATCGCATAAAATATAATTCGCACGCATTCGCACGCATTCGCTCGGCTTCGCCCCGCATGTTAAAACCAAACATTATAAAATGGAAATTAATGACTTCTATACAACGTCTAATTCAACAACTAAATGGTATTATTTTTGGTGGATATGTGCGTGATAAAATAATACACGATTATTACGCGCTTCAATATTATAAGACATGTTCTGAAAGCTCTACTATTTCAGATCACGACAAGTATAGTTACATTAAGTATAATGATCCAGATTTCCTACCAGAAACTAAAGATCGTATGATTCTGCCTTATGACATAGATTGTTATATGAAGCCACATCAAATTGATCACTTTAAAAATCTATTAAGGAATAGTCTTTTAGATTTCGTGGAAGAGAAAGCAGAAAATTATGAGCATACCAAGTTATATATCTCTTTTAAATTGAATCCAATTCTAGAATCTAATATCGAAATATTAAAGAAGATTGTCATTAAAGTCGATATTATTTATACACAAGCTCATCAGCCGTTGGACTTTGACTGTAACTCTCTCATATTAACTCCAGATAATGAATATAAGTTATGCAAATTTCTCCAAATTTCATGCAAAGATCCAATGACTAAAATCGATAAATTTAATGAGATCTATAATAACATATTAGCTAGAAAAACCAAGATTCTAAGTCCTCAAATCGCAGATTATCGCATCCAACATATGCTGAATAAGAATTGGATAATCTCTAGTGATAATATTACGTTAACTAAGTCTATTACATACAAAGATAAAGCAACAGCCGCAACTGTATGCTATATATGTCTGGAGAATATACGTTTGTCAGGTGGACATTTCAATTGTTGCAAGAGATTTATCCATTTAGACTGTATTAAACATACTGTCACATCAAATTATGGAAAATGTCCACTTTGCCGATCCGAAAAAATAATAAGTGAATGTGATCTCAAATTGATTAATTAACAGGGCGTTTACCCCAGAAATTATCATAAGTTTTACGAGTGCATGGATATGCTGAATCGTATAATATTTGTTCTTGAGTCTTAGGAATTAGATCAAATTGAGTATCATAGAATGTAGCGTCAGCACGAGGTCTAGGATAAGTAGGATAAGTCATTAGACGATATGGAATAGGTTCTGATACTTTAATAGATAGTGTTTTTTTTTCTCCTCCCAAGTTAATATAAAATATATATAAAGTAGGATCAATTTGAACACTTCCTAGCCCTACCATATAACTATTTGGTGTAATTAATGGTATTTTAAATTTATTATCACTTGATAATTCAATGGTTCCAATATTAGGAGTATTTTCAAAGGCTTGTAATTGATCAGCAAAAGGTAAACCACTTCCAGTAAAAGTAGCACGACGATCAGGACCAGCTGCAGCGATATAAGATATTTTATTATCTTTAACTTTATCTTTAATTTGTCCTTCAATAATTAAATCGTAAAATCCTAGTTGTCTTTGATGAACAATACCGTTGCAATATAATGTTTGGAACTCCATTTTAATTTTAAAAAGATTTTTAATTTATATATTACTCAAAAGAAAATTTGATACAAATATATGCAAATAGTACACATACACACAAGTGCACATACTAAAGTACACATACTAAAGTACACACAAGTGCACAAAAACATAATGTTCTTATCTGATCTTAAACCACTATTTGATAAATTTAACTCTATAAATAATATTGATTCTGAGAGCGCTATGAAAATAGCAGATGAATGTTTAGCCATATGTAAAAGTTTAAAAAAACAATTTAAAATTGATAGTGATATATGCTGTAAACTACGTTATCTTTTTGGAATATTATATTTCTTACTTATGAAAAACAACAAATTTTGCGAACCAGCAACAAGCCGTGATATTAAATCAGTTCTTTTAGATAAAATAGATATGAGAAAAGAAATACTATTAAATAGATTAAAAAACAAGACGAAGATTGGTATACTTGATGAACTTCCAAATCACATTATCGACTCTATTTATAAAAAAATTATTGAATGAATACATGAATGAATAAATACATGAATAATTTTTGTTTTTTTATATTGTTTTATAGAAAATTTGATACAAATATATGCAAATAGTACACACACACAAGTGCACATACTAAAGTACACACACAAAAACATAATGTTCTTATCTGATCTTAAACCACTATTTGAGAAATTTAACTCTATAAATAATATTTATATTAACATAGTAGCTTTCAATATCAAAAGTAAAAGAGAAGCTATCGATATCACAGAACAATGCGAATCTACACTTGATAATTACATGACAGATTCAGACTTAAAGTTTACAATTGATAAATATAGTCAGCTAAAAGATCTGTTTGAATTATTACGATTCTATATAAGACATTCTAATTTTGAAGCAGATAAAGTTATAAAAGATATAAAACTTATGTGTATAAATAAAAGAATTATTAAAAAAGAAATATTATTACGTCGAATAAGAAACAAATCACAAATTGGCACACTTGATGAACTTCCAAATCACATTATCGACTCTATTTATGAAAAAATTATTGCATAATAAAAAAATAATGAATAATTTTTTTAATTTATATATTACTCAAAAGAAAATTTGATACAAATATATGTAAATAGTACACACACTAAAGTACACACACGTGCACACAAAAACATAATGCTTTTATCTGATCTTAAACCACTTTTTATGAAATTTAGTGAGACATTAACTGTTTTAAAAGAGAATAATCATGAAAATATAATTTTGTTTGCAGAGAAATCAGATGTTCTATGTGATACTTTATGTGATGATGTTATAAATAAATGTTCATTAACACTTGATGAGTATGATCGACTAAAAGATACTCTTGAAGTATTACAATTTCTACTAATATGCGAATGTGATACAAAATCAGCGATTAAAGAAATCAAGAAAATACTTTTAAGTAAAATAGATATGAAAACAGAGATGTTATTTAGAAGATTTAAAAATAAAACACATATTGGTATACTTAATGAATTACCAAATGATATTATCGAAAATATTCTCGATAATATTTATTAGACTCTTTGTCCAAGTATACCTATCCAATAAACTTTTCTTTTTAATCCGCCACGCAAAGGTCCTTCATCTGTCCATGTTAGTTTATATTTATTTTGTTCCATGACAGTATATCCTTTAGATTCTAATAATGTTTTAACAGATGGATTTAAGGGCAAATCATTTAAGGGTCGATAAAATATTTTAGGACTTTTAGATAAAAGTGCATAAATTTCACTAGCTTGTTGCTCTGCGCTACCTGGTATTAGTGCTGGTAAACTTTGTAAATTTTGCATTTTGGTTGTTATTATATAATTATATAAAAATACGAATGAAATATTTTCATCGTAAACAGCTATTATTTTTAAAAATTTGATAGAAAACCTTGAATTTTTCAATAAAAATGTGGGGTAATCCGTGGAGTAACCCGCTAGGTCTTCAATGGGGCGTGCCGCTAGGCGTGCCGCTAGGCGTGCCGCTAAACAATCAATGGTTTGTGCCACCTGAAGTAATTCAGCAGGTAATTAATGAGTATGAGAATACGCCTGTATCTCTATTTGATAAATATAATATAGCGAATCAGATGCATCAAATCTTTACTTTGATGAAGCAGAAGAATAAGAATGTATTTGAGGAAATCCAAACTCATTTCACTAAACTTGCTTATGATCTTCGTATGAGCAATATAATTCCAGATAATCAGATTGAAAATTATAAACATACTTTAGAGAGTTATATATATATTATTTTAGCCGCAGAAAAAGAAGACATAAATATTTATATTAAAGAGATTATTAGTTATATTGATAAAATTCTAGTTGGATTCGCAGCAGTCTATGAAATCCATTTTAAATAACCAACGATTATTTATAAATTCGTAGTTATAATTTATAGTTTCAGAATCTTCAGTTTTAGAACCTCTTACATTCCATTCTTTATCTGAAATTTTTTTAATTGTATAAAACCAATCTAATTGGTTAGGTGGCATTAAGGTATATACTGTATCAGAAACTTCAATGAGAAACATATGATTATTCATACTCCAAAAGTATTGTGGAAACCAGCTTTCGATATGATCTATCGAAGATTCTGTTGCCATTTCTTTTGATTATAAAAAAAGTAATAAATCTATCAAATTTTTAAAATTTCGACGAAGTTGGCAGAGATTCACGAAGTGCCAAACCTCTCAACAGAGAGTCTATCGCCACCAGTCATGAAAGTTCCGCCACTTGGCACAGCATATCGGCTATAATCTTGTTGAACTTGGCCGCCTACAGGGAAATATTTAAGTTCTTCTAAATTAGTTCCACAGCATTCAGCAGAGTTCTTAAACCAAGCTTGTTCTTTTGCCTTAGCCTCTAAGAATGCTTTTTTAGCAGCATTATCCATATCCTCATCATAAAGGCGACCACGTCCTAAGCCAAATGGATCAGTGACGCGGAATGTACATTTACGAGAATCACAAACTTGTTGATCAGTCTCTGGTAACATGTGTCCTCTATCATAATTATCATCACATGGACCACATGCAGCTCGCATATAAGCTTCCGCAGCATTTTTGCGAATAAGATCATCTGCATTTTGAGTCATATATTGGCGATAACTGTATGAATCTGGCATATTGTTAGATACCATATTATAATATTGGGTAGAGCTACGAGGCCTCCAATCGCAAAATAATCTACCAGAGTCACTCATTTTTTCAGGGCAATGAAAGGATTTATTATCAGTTTCTCTAGTGCATGATGTGCAATTTTTAAAACTAGCCTGGGACATTTTAGTTCTATTAAGAAAAAAATTTGATATATATATT